TGGCGGCTTCTGCCACTGCCGATGCCAAAGCCTCCGCTGCCTTGGCGTTTGCCGCTACGATTGCTGTGGCCGCATTAACCGAGTTGGCAACTGCTGCCTGTGCGGAGGCCCCAGCATCGGCAACCTTGGCGGCTGTCTCTGTGGTTGTAACAGGCACTAATTTAGAGATGGCCTCAAGTTCTTTATTCTTAGACATAACCATTGCCTCAGACAACAGGTTTGCCTGTGCTCGTAACGGCAGGGATGCGGCAATGGCAATGTTCTCATTCTGTTTGGCAAGGGCAACCTTTTCAATTGATGCGGCTTCAAGGTTACGATTCTGAACAGACTTCTCAAGGATGGCTTGAGCTTTTGAATTGCCAAATGTTATACCAAACAATTCTCCGTACTTCTGCATAAAGGCCAACACCTGCGGAATGGCACGAAGTATGTTACCTACCCACTTGGCCCACTTCTCATCAGCCTCTCCGATTGAGTCCGTAAGTTTATCCCACAGATTAGCAATCCAACCAAGTGACTCCATTGCAAGTTGGGTCTTCAACACCTCTTCCCGAAGATCCTTGAGATTCCCCATCTGCTCTTCCATCTCAGCCGTCCAAGCCTCTCCACGGTTGGATTCAATAACTTCGTACAGGGAACGTATCTTAGCCTCCGTTATGTTTGTTGCCACTTGTACCATATCCATGGCAGAGGCGTAGGAACCAAAGGCCTTAGCAACACCTAATACAACTTCGGCATCAAGTGAAGCCTCAAGGTCAATATAAGCATCCTTCAGATCAAGGAATGCTTTCGCGGCATCTTTAAAGGCCTGTGAGTTGATACCCTCTTTAGAAGCATTTGCCAGTTTAACCATTTCGGATCTGGTAACTTGCATTCGCTTCTTTAGAAGCTCAAGATATATATCAAGATCACCAAACGCTTTAGCTTGCTTTTCAAGTAAGTCAATTGCCTTTTGTAATTCTTCTGAAGAAACAAGATCTGTATATTTCTTAATGAGTTCAACAATGCGCGTCAATGTTTGTTCATATCCTTCTGGCACCATCCCCTCAAATACACCTGTGCCACTTTGCTCAATAAACTCCTTCGTGACAGCGGCAAGGTCTTCCCCATTTCTAACGGCCTCAGTTGTCGTCTCAATAAATGTATCAAGCATTTCATTGTACATGGACAACTTCCCAGCGGTGGCGTCAAATCCATCACCAAGAGCTTTTTCTTTTGCCTCGATAAAGGACCAAGCCTCTCCAAATTGGTAGAGTTTATTCTTTGATGTTTCAACAATAAGTGACAAGTTTTTAATTGCTTCCGCCATTGCTTTCGCGGCAGCATCCGACCCGTGTCCATTTTCAATGAAGTCACGGAGCGTATCATTATAAAGGTCTAATCGTTCCTTATTAGCATCGTACCCCTCGACACCTAATTTAGTATAAGCCTTTTCTAATACATCAATTTGACGTAACTGTTCATTCATTAAGGCCAAGGCTGCTTTTGCATTAAATGTATCCTCTGTCTGGGTTCCTGTTTTACGTGAATTTTTTAACTGCTCTTGCCACGTCTTATACCAATTTTCAGCGGCAACACTTGTTTCATCATACTGTTTCTTTGCTAAAAGAAGATTTGGAATAAGTATTTTGCTCAAGTAATCATCCTGTGGTCCAGCTTCTTTCATAAGGAATTTTTGCCGAGTCTTCCCTATTGTTTCCCAACCTTGTACAACTTCGTCTGTATATTTCTTGGCAAGCTTTGATTTAAATGCTTCCTGTGTTTCCTGTGAAAAGTTTTTCAATTTATCTGTAACCCCGCCAATGGTTACTTCCATATTTTTAAGACTATTGTTATCCTCAAATCCCCGCATAAAGGCTTCCTGAATACCTTCAGTCAATTTCAAAACCTCATTACGGGCTTGAACGTTCATCTTACCAATAGCCTCTGGTCCTAAGATGGAATAGTCAACTGCGGTTAATTCTTTCAGTTTCTTAATTTCCCCGTTAACATCAACCAATGTCTTTTCAAATACATTGTTATCACGGGCGGCATCCGTTAACCGTTTTTGGTAACGTGCTAAAGCAACAACACCAACACCAAGTAATGTAATTGCGGCGCCTATTGGACCAGATGCCCCAATCGTTGCCACACGGAGTACACCCATAGCACGGGCCAATCCATTTACCCAAACGGCTACCTGGTGTATTGCTAAACCAAATGTAGATGCAATAAGCGAGGCAGGACCAATCAAAGCAAGGAACGCAGTAAAACCAAGTACTGTCCTTTTAGTACTGTCATCAAGTGCTATAAACCATTCAACAATATTAGCAAGTGTCTTGGCAAGATTCTCCAATATTGGAATAATTGTTTCCTTCAATGATTCTCCTAAGTCAATAAGGCTGGATTTCAATTCAGCGTTTGCTCGGTTTAAACGGTTCTTTGTTACATCGTAAACGGCTTGATAGGCCTTCGCCAAATCCATATTTGAGTTGGTAACCGATTCCATCACCTGTTGATTGTACTCAAGGTTCTTTCCGGTTAACATCAACTCTGCCAACATAGCACGAATGTTAGGTATCACTTTACCTAACATATCTTCTCCATATGTATTGGTGAGTTCTCGTATTTTTATCAGGGTCGGCATTAATCCTTGTTCACCCAACATATTTCGAAGCTCAGCCGTTGAGGATCCCATCGCTCGCAAAGCATCCTCACTTTGTTTCGCCGGCTTGAGTAATTTCATAAAGATGTTTCTCAGATACGTTGCCGCGTTGGCTGCGGACGCCCCTGATAATGTCATTGAGGCAACTGCCCCAGAAACCTCATCAAATGTGACACCTAATTGTGCGGCAAAAGGAACAACCGAACCAAGTACTTTTGCATACTGTGAAGCCTCTCCCTTACCTTCTCGAACGGCTGCCGTCAATACGTCAAGTGTCTTCGCTACGGATATGTTTCCTTGCCCGTAGGCGTTCATAACGGAAGTAACAAGGTCAGCTATGTCTTGCGTTTCTCCGAGGCCTGCGGCGGCGGCTTTCGCAGATTGTTCAACAACACCTAACGCAGCGGCCGTTTTATAACCTGAGGATGTTACATAGTACAAAGCATCGGCCAGTTCCAACGGTGAGCGCCCAATACTCTTTGACATCTCCTTGACGGAAACAGACCACTGCTCAATTTCAGAACGAGCAATCCCAACCAACCCCACAATTTTCATCATGGAGTATTCAAACTCAGAATATGATTTTAGAACAGTTTTACCAGCTGCAGCAATGGGTAAGGTGAATACAGTTGTTGCTAACCAACCGAAGCTCCTCAACCCCATTGCGGCCTGGTGCATTTTGGAAGATAATGTACCAAATGAGGCCGTTGCTTTCCCAACACCTGCGGCAGTAGAATCCCCAATCATACGATTGGCTGAGGCCGACGCTTGGCCCATGGCAGTCAACTTACCTGTCAAAGCCCCAACCTGCCCTTCAAGAGCATCCAATCTGTTATTGATTATGTTGACGGCTTGAAGAGTTGTTTTTTGCAGATTTTGCATGGCACGATTTGCCTCTACAAAACCACGGTTTTGCACTGCCAATGTTGCTGTCAATCGCCCGATATCCATCGCTTCTACTTGTTAAGAGGTTTCCGCACAGGCTTCTTGTTAAAAGCCAAAGGCGGTCTCTTCGATCTCATCTCATCCACTTTGTCCTGTTGTTCTTTCTGTTTCGCTGCTTTGGCGATACTCATAAGAACATTTTTCATATCTGCAACACTTTGCTTACGCTCAATCCGTTTTTCTCCTGTCCAGTTTGGCATAAACTCAGTAGGTAGTACCTCTTTTGGAGTATGCCCTTTCTTCGCATAAAGTTTGCTAACAATGTTTACAATCAATGATGCTAGAACGGCCATTCGGTAATCTTCCCTCCAGGTGCCTATTGGATCCATCTTGTCGTACGCTTCCCATTCTGAGAGTTGTGCCGATGTTAAATGGTCCAATAGGTAGTCTGGATGAGGATACCCTAATTCTCGGCAGAGTCGGAAGGCGAACTGGCGACTTGGTCGCCGCTTGAGTTTTTTGTTAAGTTCTCCTTATCCTCTTCCGAAATTTTGTTCATCTCCTGTGCCTTGTTAACGATCTTCTCCAATCGTGCGGCACTCATCATCTGACTGAGACGAGGGGCGTCAGGTGGAGTAAGTTGAAGGTTACCCTTCTCATCACAAATGGTACACACCGCAAGTTTGGCGCGGAAGTCATCCAGGGCCCTTTCAAAACCACCCTCGGCATTCTTGTTCTCTTTGATAAGAGACTGTTCAAATTTGTCACGTTCCCTGCCAGTCATCTGACGAACGTACACGAAGTCACCTTTACCCAGGTCAACTTTTACGATTTCCAGTTCCTCTTTTGTAAGGAGTGCTGTCTTGTCTAAAAATCCCATGATTAGTTTGTTTTTGATTGTTAATAATTTGTTGAAAAAATATTCCTTGATTAGGAATGTCTTTTGATTACACACCCGTGCTACCACCAGAACTGACGTAGACTTTTCCAGTTACCTGAATGGTGACGTCTGCGGTGACCTTGTCATCAGCAGGAATTGTCAGAGGCAATTCAGAAACCAGACCTTCGAAGTCCAAGCCAGTGTTTTCTTCGTCCGGAAGAACAATCTGGTAATTCTGGATAGTGTTGTCTTCGAAGTCATCCAGCATCTGTTCGTAAGTCTCACGAGTGAAGTTCATTGCGAGTACAACAGTTCCTGCATTACGGAAACCCGGGATGAATTCCCTGTACCCTCCAGTAGAGTCCAACGAGGTGACGTCAATCGTGTCCCTCGACATGCTTGGTCCGGTAATGGAATTGATCTCAGCGATGTCGACCCATGCAGAGCCGTTCCATCTCTTGAACTTTGTTCCTACACCGGCAATAGCTTTACTTGCCATTTTTAACCTCCTTTTTAAACAGCTCTTCGCTGCAGATTAAAGTTAATACTAAATGTTGCTAAATTGTTCTCAGTCCATTCAAGGAGAGCGGGATTTCCCAAACAGGTGAGAACCAAATACAAAGCTCCATTCCATGTTTCGTGCTTACGACCATGTAACGCCGCCTTGATATCTTGTGCTAATTGCATTCCAACATTATAATCGCGATTACGGACAATAATTTGAATTCCGGGTCTTTCGTAATCAGCCTCTGATAAACCCAAATCTGGTGGATAACCATATGTATCAATAATGACAACTACATCAGAAGGCTTGGGAGGGACTCTTCCGACGAATAGATTGCTATTAAAAGTTAAATTCAAATCACTTTCAGCAATCAACATATCTTTTACATCTTCACTTGGTGCATTCATTTTACCCTTGCATTAGCTGCGATTACACGTAATATCTTTTTTGCGTTACGGTTGAAGGCTGCTTCAAACCATTTTACCCCGGCCCCGGGACGCTTGAAGTTTGCCCCTAGGTTCCCCCGAGGACCTTCATGTACATGGACTGCATAGTTTGCACTATACCCCATCATCACAATATGCAGATCATCCTGTGCAGAAATTTCGGATTCAGCCAATGTCTTTACCATCTTGTGTTCTTTTTTCATTGTATCGGCATTCGGCCCACGGAATCGTCCTTCTCGTACAAGTTTTCCCTTTTCATTTCTTACCTCAGGTAGCTTTACCTTATCTTTATTTGACGTTACTACAAACCAACTGGCACGTAAATTACCAAGGTCAACCGGTGTCAGGGGTGGCGTTGTTTCTGTAGCAACCCGGATAGCATCTGCCGCTAAAACCAAACCACGGACAGAACCCCCCTCAATTTCTAATAGGGCTTTATTGAGCCGTTCCATTACCTGCTCAAATCCCTGTACACCAGTTAACGGGTATTGGGCTCTGTATTTCCGTGCCGATAATCTTTTTGCCATTATGTATTCAACCAAGGTGTTAAATAAGCTACTCTTACAAACGATGTGGCTCTTCCCAATATTGGGATTTTCTCAGTACGCTTAATTGGATAGGCCTCTGGTACATCAACCGGATCTATATAAGAACCTGAACTGCTATCCAAATAGTCCTCCAATTCAGCAAGTGTCCCCAACCACAGTACCCCATCATAATCAAGATCCACCCCGACATAAACAATCGCCCTTGACACAAACTCTGTTCCCTTCCCGTCATTTGCTTCAAAGACTTGGAGACTGTTTTCCCAACGGCATTTGATCTCAACCGGATCATCATAAAGATTTCTCCCATATCCATCATTTCTTGGGTTACCCCAATAGACAGCCGTTTGCTTGTAATTGCGATTCAGAAACTGTTCAAAACTGCTCATTCGTCAAAGTTTGGAATTGCATACATACTTGCTTTCGCCTTCCCTGCGTTTGCAATCTTACCTGTCGTATCCAAAAGAAGTACCATTTGCCCGTAAGGAGTTGATTTTAATAACTCCCCCCACTTACCTGTATATGTTACTTCAGCTTCCCCAACTTTTTCTTTTGAGGCCATCCGTGCCAACGTTGAAGCTATTATATGTGCCGATAGCCAACGCTCTAACTCAATTAGTTCCTCTGCTGTTACATCACTGTCATCGGCAAATATCTTATCAATCATTAAACTGGCGACACGGATCATGGCCGTTGCTTGTGTAGAACTGATGACAACATCACTGTCCATTATTTCCAAAACCTCTTCAGTTGTAACACGAATTGCCATATCAGCCTCCTTTCTTTTTACGACTTGTCCAAAGTAATGTATCCACAAAGTTATAAATATTTGGGTTCCATTTTAACCCGGCCCACTCCAAAG